ACGAGTATTAGATTCCTTTTGGAATTTCATACTTGGGTGCTGTTCCTTCATAAGATTGTTCTCTACTGCTTCTTCTTTTGCATCGTTTTGCTTTTTATAATAAGCATCGATTTGAAGCGCAATCTCTTCAGGTATCCTAGCCAGCAATAGGCCTCCCACTCCGATAATTCCAGCGTATTTACCTTCAGTCTCAGATGGATAATGAGTTTCTGGATATTCGTCAGCTCTTACTAACTCCCATCCTTCTCGCAAAGAGGCCGCTATATTTTTAGCGTCTGATTGACCGAGAATTTCGGCTCTTATCCACTGATGTCTAAAACCAGTTGGCGCTGGTGGTGCATCGAGTGAGTTGGGTGGAGACCAAAACTTTTTTGTTTCAGCTTTCGCTCTAGTTTCGTCTGCACGTGAAGTCTTAATTATTTTATTTTCCATATGCCTATACTCCTTCCGTGATGTTTACTTGTTTCGCATATTCTTCTAGTGGCACACCTAATCTTTTAGCTATTGCTACCTGTGATGGTGTGAGTCTCACAGTTTTGTTTTTGCGTCCTGTTGAGGCTGAACGTCTAGCCGAAGCTACATTTTGAGCAGGTTTTGCTCTTTCTGTAGTGGTACCCTCTATCTTATCAAATTTATGCGGAAATTCAAGTCTTATTCTTTTATCAACTTCTACATAGTATTCTTTAGATTTTGGATCATAACCTTCTTTTTCTACAAGATCTTTGTGTATATCAAAAGCCGTGTAAGTCATAGCTGAATCATTACCAAACCAAGCATTTTCAGCTGCCCAGGCTTCTGCCATAGGATCTGTTTGAGCTGGTTGTCTTGTTTGTTGAGGTGTTACATTTACCTCTTTTGGTTTAGATTGTTCTGCTACTTTCATAGCATTTAGTCTTGCACCATCCATTGTTAGATTTGCAATCTGTTCTTGAGCTTTTACTTGACCTTCAACGTCTTGAGCTTCAATAGCTGTTTTAAGAGCTTGCCTTGCAGCAACCATATTTGTTTTAACTCTTGATTCAAACTCCGAAGTATAAGATTTATCTAATTTAGATAGTCTTCCTTCTAACTCCGTTTTTTGTTTATTAGTTAAATCTGCAAAAGCTATAGCTTCTTCTTTTTGTCTTTCAGCTTCTCTCATTTTACGAGTTAGTTTAGCAATTCTTTTTTGAACGCCATCACTATATTCACTGTGCTCGTCTTTTGGTTTTTCTTCTTTTTTAGTTTCAACAGGCTTAGCTTCTTCTTCTGAAACCTGTTCTACTTCTATTTTTTCTTCTACAGGTGCTTCAACTTTTTCTGGTTCACCTTTATTATCTAAATTAATTTCAGTTGCTTTTTGATCAGCTTCACCTACATCAATAAGATTATCTGCTTTGTTTTCGTTCTCTGTTGGCATAGTTTCCTTCCTATGTTGTTAAATGTAATGAAGAACTGATTCAGGATCACCTATGGTCCCTAACACTTCATCATCGTTTAGTATTCGCACTTCTCCGCCTTCAATTGGTAATCTTGCACCAGCGTATCTGGCAAACATTACCCAATCTCCTACTTTACACCAAGGCTCATTAAATTTTTCTTTATCCTTGTATGCAAGATCTCCCATTTTAATAACATAACCACAAGTGGTTGCTATTCTTGCTTTGTCTAATTGTTCTTGAGAGAATAAAATTCCGCCTTTAGTTTTTTCTTTTGGTGTAAAAGGTAAAACTAAAAGTCTATAGCCGACCGGGTTTGGTAATTGGTCTTCTACTTCTTTAATATTGTCTTGATCTAATCTTTTTACGTGAGATTCTTCTTTTTTTTCTTGATCGTATTTATCTTGAAGCCCAAGCTTAATTTTTGGTACTTCCTTTTCCGAGGTCGATAACGTTTCCTTGCTCATTTTTTTGCTCCTTTGGTTCTAGCAGGTTAGAGATTTCCTGTATTACTATTTGATAAGCGTGTGCTTGTCCTAGCATATACTTATATTTTTCCATATTGTCAACACCTCCAGTAATCATACTGTCTCCAATTTGTTGTAGTGTTGCGTGTACTCTTTTTTTTAATTTGTCAACTAACATTAAATCTTCCATCTTCTCTCCTTATATTTTAAATTGTTGTAATGCTTTTATTTTTTCTTCGGCAGTAGCAACTTTTTCTATTAACTTATCTACTTCGTCTATATGTTGTGGATGTTCTCCAATACCTACAGAATCTTCTAAATAAATTTTAAGTGTGGCTTCAGCTTCAAGAATTTGAGCTTCATATCTAGCTTCTAATGCTTCTAATATTTCTTTTCTCATTTTTTCCTTTTATTTCGCAAAAGTTTAACTCTTGATTTCCAGCACCATCCACTTACTTTAATAGCATATGTCTCAATAAATGCAATGGCTCTATCAATTTGATTAAAGTATTTTAATAAAAATTTATCTAGCACTTCCATCTTTTTCTAGCTTGACGTAGTCTAGAATTAGGATCTTTGGCTGCCTTTGGAAATTTTCTCATTTGACCTGCGCTTCTTGCACAGTATGATTTTCGCCTTTTAGCGGCAGCGGACCCTTTTTTTACTTTACCAGTCACAGCTGTTTTTAGTTTTGAACCGGGATTTTTTCTTCTGTAGGAAGCGACACCGGCTCGGGTCATTCCTGCTCCAGACTTCGTAGGTCTAAAGTTTTTTTTATTTCTCGCAGGCATATTATCCTGTTTTCTCATATTATTTTTTTCGGTTAATTACTTTTTTTAATATCTTAGCTTGTCCCGCGTGTAATTTAGAAGCTTTCTTTAAACCTTTAATTACTTTTTTTACTTTATTTTTTTTGTTCTTATTCATTACAACATTCCTTTATAATATTTTTTTAAACTTGGATTACTAACTTTTACTCCACCTAAACTACCCTCAATGTAACTTCCTCTATAATCTCTTTGTGCTTGCCCAATCATCCCACCATCTTTTTTCTTAACAAAAGTTTTTACGTTGGTTGGTTTTCCTCCAGGATTACCGGCTGCTCTTTTTCGTTTGACAGCAGATGCCTTTTCGCCTTTTGTCATCCGTGTGGCTTTGGCAAGTGGTACGCATTTTGGGTATTTTCTTTTCGAACCAGAAGATGATTTTCTTCCACAAGGTTGATACTTGCCATCCTTCTTCGGTGCTCCGATGTCCACCCATTTCTCGTTCACCCATTTTTTTAAATCTCCCATTATGCAATCTTAGTTTTTTTTCTTCGGTCTGACATTACTTTGCCACAACCTCGTGCAATGAAACCACCGTTCTTTGCACTAGCTCTTACTTTGCCCTTGCATACTTTTGAAGCATACATATTGGCATAGGCCGATGGATACACTTTGAATTTACGCTTCGCTGCAGCTTTTCCTTTTGGACAAAGTTTTGCCATTACTTCTTCCTTTTTTTAACTCGTCCACCTTTTTTCATAAAGCCCATTTTATTTCTAACGGGTTTAGGAAGTTTACGTAGACCTTTTCCTTTTTTTCCTGATGGTACTGGTTTCATTATTTTTTCCTATTAAGTTTTTTTAAAGTCATAGCAAGTCTAGCACGTTGTCCTAGCTTACCTTTTTTCTTCGCAGCGGCTTTTAATTTTGAAGCTGGGATTTTTTCGCCTTTCTTTATTCCTAAAGATTTACGTAAAGCTCCCGGCTTTTTAATTGCCTTCTGTATAAAATCTTTCGCCATAAACTACTTGTTTATTTTGCCAGATTTTTTAGCTTTAGAACCAAATCTTCCATAAGAATCATCTCTTGAAGCTTTTAATTGTTTCTTCGTTCTTTTCTTTTTGATTCTCATAGCGATAGATTCATCTTTTCTATCTTTGTAGCCTTGTTTCTTTTTCTTAACACGACCACCTTTTTTCATCATAGGTCCACCTTTCATACCCATATCATCTGGATAGTAACCTGACTTCATATCTCTTCTTCTTGTAGACATTCCGCCACCTGCTTTTTTTACTCTTCCAACTTGTCCTCTAGGTTGAGCAACTTGTTTGTTATAGTTTGGATTTGCCATTATTTTTTTCCTCCGTTGTTTCTAAATATTTGTGTTCCCTTTATTCCATAAATGCTCGCCACGACAAGGATCCACAAATTTGTAAACCACGACGGCAATGACGCGAAATGGTCAAAGAAAATTTTTACTTTGTCCATCGCAGTCGGATCGTCACTTACGACTGCCCAGGCCAAAATCGCGATTGGCGCCGAGAGAATTAATAAAACTGCCTCGTCTTTCCAATCTGATTGTCTGGCTTCTAGAAGTTTACCTTGGTAAGCTTCTTTTCCTTCAGCCATACGCGAAGCGTGCATAAGTTGTGCTTCACTCATAGCCATTTTCGTTTTCTGCTTGTTAGCATAAATTTTACTACCAGCAGAAACGGCTAATTTAATTGCCGATAACCACATATTAGTACCAAGTAGCTTTTACAGGTTTTTTGTCAGGTCTCATTCTTCTTGTGCCTTTAACGTCAACCGTTTGTGATGTAAACGGATCAGTCATTTCCACAGGAATTCCACCTTGTTGCTCACCTTTTGAGTTTGCGCCAAGTTCAGGAACAACTTTTACATTGTCTCGACCTTTTCTTATTTTTTTAACCATAGTTTTCTCCTTAATTTCAGTTATATCTATTTTTTCTTAAAATTTCTACCAAAATCGTGAATCTTGCTTTGGTCTGCCATTGTTTGTTTAGCCAAAGAGACTCCTGCACGTAATCCAGCTAGTTCTTCGTTTTGTTGTAGCTTTTCATCGTGTTGTTGATCGTTCATCATAGCTCTCATAGTGTCTAAATCAAGTCTTGCTTCTCTATTCATAGCTTGTTCTTGATCATTTTTAGCTTTTATGTCTAATTCACGTGATTTTAATTTTAATAATGGATCACCACCTACTTCAGAGCTAATTTTATCTTCTTCTTTAGCGTAATCAATCATCATTTCTGCAATTAATTTAGCTTTTCTAGATTCAATTTGTGAAGTTATTTGTTGAACACGTTGAGTCATCTGCATTGCTTGCGGATTTTGTTGCATCATCTGTGGATTTTGCATCATTGGTTGTAATTGTTGTTGTATCATTTGCATTTCTTGCATTTCTTCTACAAATTCTAATTGAATTTGTTCTTGAGCCATAAATGAAATGTGTTCAAGTATATTTTTTTGTAAAGCCATCATTGCTACAGGATTATTTTGTACCATAGAGATAGACATAAAACTTAAATGAGCATCAATATGTGCTTTATGGTCTTGTCCTGGAAAAGCTTGAAAAGGTTTTCCGTTCATTGCCATTAAATTTTCTAATGCCGGGTCCATTGGTTGTGGTGGAGCTGGTGGTGGTAAAATTGCATTTACATTTTTCACACCCAGCGCATCATACATAGATCTATATGCTTGATATAGATTATGCATACGAGGATTTGATTGCGCCAGTTGTAATTGACTTTGAGCTATAGATATTCTTTGCGTCTGTGAGAAGATGTTTGGATCTGCTACAGGTAATATATCTATTCTTTCATCAAAGTCTTGAACTTTAATTTCTCTTCTTGCACCAGGTACATCATAAGGATAAACCGGTGGTAGATAAGTTTTAAATACTTCTGCTAATAATTTAAATTCTTGTTTAAGTCCTACATAAATTCTTTTATGAATAGCTGACATTACCCGCGATCCACGTTCCAATAACGCTACTGTCGTACCGACGGCGGCTTGTTGGTTCATATCACCCACTTGCATATCTGCGATGGCCGCGAAACGCTGGCCGGCGTTTACTACGATACCCATTAATTGTAATAATGTTTGATCTGGACCTTTAAAAGGTAACGTCATAAATTGATCTTTAATATTTCCACCAGGTGCATCTACATCTCTAAACTCACCAGGTTGTAAAGGTTGTGCATCATCTCTAACTCTTATACCTCTAGATTTAAATCCGGCAGGTAAATTAGATAATGTTCCTGCATCAAGTAATTGTCTTAACGCAGCTGTAGCAGTTCTAGTTAAACCACCAATCATATGGATTAAACCAAAGCCATAAAAACCTGTGCCAGGTAAAAATTTAAATTGTACAAAGTAATTTATTTTTCTTCTTAAAGGATCTTGAGGATTATAATTTCTTCTAATAGATAAAACTTTTTGACCTGCTTGTGCAACCGTTACAACATAAGGAAGTTTAATTCCTGTTGGTTCACCGTCTTCACCCATATCTTCATAGCCTTCTAAATCTAAATTAGTATGAACTTCATAAAGTGTATATTGATCTTCTTGACCATCTTTAGAAATACCTTCAAGTTCTAATTTTTTATCTTCTAATTGATTTTCAGTTACAGGAGGTTGTCCTAATTCTATATCTCTATAAAAACCATTTACTTGTTGTTTTCTTAATTCGTTTTCAGAAATTTTAATTGTATGTATCACAGCCTCTGCATCTTCTAAAGAGTTTGCAGAGTAAGGTACAATTAAATCATCTGCAGGTACAAATTTAGAAACGGCTCTACCTAAAAGAGAGTCATAATAAACTTTCTTAAAGGTAGATCCGGATAGAGGGAGGTAGAAAAGCATTTGATCAAACTCGGGTTCATATTCTTTCATCTGATCCATAATTTGATAATTCATAAAATCTTTAACACGTTTAGATTGTTCTTCTTTAGCAACATCAACGGCTCCCATAATTTGTGTTCTAACGGGACCATCTGCTGGTAGTAATTCTTTGTAAGCTTGTGCTTGAAATTGTGTAACCGCTTCAGCAAGCACAGGGTGATTAACACCTGATGCACCTCTGAAAGGTTCTGTTCTTCGTTCGTATTTGAAACCTAATAATTCTAAACCATTTCTGTAAGTATCTTCCCAATCACCTCTGGATTCTTTGTATTCGTTGTAATGGTCCACCATTTTATTTCCTAATGGTGATAAAATTTCTTCACCTAAAAAATCTGCTAGGTTTTCAAAATGGTCTTGACCACCTTCTTCTGTTACAGCTCTAGGGTCAAATGCAATTTCTGCACCACCCTCTTCATCCATTGTAACTTCAACATTACCTTGTTGATTTTTCTTTTCAATGATTTCATCTCTTTCTTGAATTAATTCTTCTTGCTTCGGAACTTCAACAACTGTTTCTGTAACGTTTGGAACTGGTTTATCTATTGCCATTATATTTTCTCTTTAATTGTTATTGATTCAACACCTTCTTCTACTATCTTACCAGGTGCTTTTGCTTTTGTCAATTTAGGTTCTCCTACTTTGACTTCCATAGGGTTTTCAGCAGTCCACATTAATAATTCTGATTGAGTAGCTTTTTCACCTGTTTCAGTGTTTATAAAAGCTCCTATATCATTATTGTATTTTATATTCATTATCTTTTATTTTTGAACATCGTAGCAAGCCCACCTCTAGAATAATCCGTTCTTCCTCTACCAGTTCTATTACTCACAGGACCGCCGGTTGTTGCATTAGCCCCAAATCCAAGTCCTGTATCATAAGATTGTTTACCATCACTACCTAATCCA